CACGATTAATTCTTATATATGATTTTGTTGTATTTACAGCAGTTTGACCATTTAGAGTAACTATTTCATTAATCTCATTATAGTCTGCATCCAAACCAAATATTTCTACAGTCCTTGCACCTGTACCAGCAGAAGTGTCATTTGCGTCACTACTAGATACCGTCATTACTGAAGCAGAGGGTGGATAAGCATACAACCCACCTTGTTCCCAAATAGTTTCTTTAGTATTACCAACAGCAGAATTGTAACCGAACTTAAAAATAGTTTCATGATAAGATATCTGCCCTCTAGCAACTTGTAGCTCAAAGGGTTCTGAAGTTCTTACTCGTGAAATAGAAGAAACAACAGCCATATCTCTACCCGTGGAAGATCGTTACACCATCACAGGCAGTTAAATCTAAATATACATCTGTTTCAAACAGTATCCCATTTTCAGGAATATTCAACGAATGTATGTCGCCTGTAGTGTATGTAAGGTTTAATTTTTCTGTGCCACTAGCTCCACCGTCTTTTAAAACAACTTGAGGGGAACCAGATGCAGAAGTATGTACTACTAACTGCTTAACCCTGGTTCGTCCACTCACGAATGTCCCATCGGTAGTCCTAGTAACAGCAATTACATCAGACATTGCCATGAGTCACTCCTTACGATAAGTTATTGTTCTGTACGTAAACTACAGTAACAGTAGCAGCACCTGCTGTAGCAGCAGTTCCTGTCTGGTTATAAGTAGCTACAACTTGTACGTCTGAAGCTCCAATGTCAATTAAGTTAGTAATTTGAGAAACATCAGAAGTTGCTAATACTCTAGCAACTGAACCAAGAGCTAACGCATCAGCAAATTGATCTGCTGTTGAGCCATCACCTAAGTCTAAAGTGTTAGTAGTACCTGCATCAAATGCAGTAGTAACATCAACGTATATTTCTATAATCTGTGAGTTTGCGGGTAAAGTAGCGATTGTAGTAGTTGTACCATCATCACCAAAAACAACATTAGTTGCTTGTGTCATTACGACTGAACCTACGTTTGCTACGTCTGTTCCTACAGTAGAACCTGTAGTATCTTTAATTGTTCCAGCTTTAACTGGCCCTGAAAAAGTAGTGTTTGCCATTTTATTTCCTTTTGCAGAAGGTCTCTCTTTACTATCTCTGCAACGTCTGCTAGGTCAGTTAGTAAAGATTATTTATCCTAGAACTTTTCCCTCCAACAAATGCAGGGGCTAGGTTAATAGCCCCAGACGAAAACTCCATGAAAAACACAAAAGCGGACTTGTAAAAACATAAAGCCTTCAGTAAGTATTAAAACATAAAATTTTCTAAAATACAAATAAAAACCCCCGCAAAAGCGGGGGAAAACCTAGGAGGGGGAGGTTTATTCTTTTTGCTATTATGCTCCTTGTGAACCCCACATACCTAATGGGTCAGACCAGCCGAAGCTGTATCTTTCACGAGCTTTGTATCTAGCATTACCTGTGTCGAAATCTCCGTCCATGCTTGTTTGCATTGGAGTTCTAACAAAATGCTTCATACCGTTAGGAACATCAGTCTTCAAGAACCATGCATCAGTATCTGTTAAGAAGTGATTCACAGTGTAACCTTGAGGAATAGCGCCCATTGATCTAACAGCGTTGATGTCGTTATCTGCTGTAGCAGTTCTAAGCTCAGTCTCTAAGAGTCTTGTAGCAACAAACTGTAGAGCAGGTGGAACAACCATCTTAAGCGGTCTAGATGCGATCAATAAACCTCTCTCATCTGTCCATCCAGCAATCTGAATGATAGCAGCTTCTAGTGAAGTCTCATTTAAGTCAACATTAACTGAAGGCTCGTTTGAGTTTGTACCACCAGAAACAAGTGGGTGAGCTGTAGAGAATAACTCAACACCATCACCACCAGCGTAGCTACTATTGAAACCATTGTTAAGAACTGCAGCAGCTTTAACTTGCTTTGTATACGCCATTGCTCTAGCAAGAGCTTTAGTGTATCTGCTTGATAAGCTGTCATACAGATTGTCTTCCATAGCTTCTTCTGTAATTGAAAATCCAAGAGCAATTGTCTCATGGTTGTATCTAGCAGACCATGCTTCTTGAGCATTGTCATAAGATATTGCTGCACCTTCGTCTTTAACTGGGGCTGCACTGAAACCTGAGAGCTTTACTTCTTCCTCGAAACTTCTTTCTGAAGACTCTTGGTCAAAGATTTCTTTATGCTCTTCACCGTATTTTTGATACTCCAAACCAAATAAGGCATTTAACCCTGGTAGGAGTTCCTTTAATAATTGTGCACGTGATATAGCCATTATTTATACTCCTTATTATAAACCAGTAGCAAGTTTGTAAGCATGACCACCCTTAGTGATATTACTATCCTCATAAGGTGCATTAAACTTAACAATTACTTCTGTGTAGTTACCAGAGGTATCAGTAGTTTCTTCAACTACATCAACAATTCTCATTGGTAAAGTTTTTGTTACAGCAACACTAGAGCTAAGAACAGCTACTTTAGAGTTACCATTTTGTGTATTACCTGCATTTTGTACTAACGCTGCATTACTTCCGATAGAACCGTAAGCGATACCTGCAACTACAGTAGTTCCAGATACAACAGCTACTTTAAATAAAGCATCTGGATCATCAACTACATAAGCCTGAATGTCAGAAGCGACAGTATCAGCAGGGTAGTATTGCTTGAATATTTTTTGGTTTGTAGCTGGGTCAGTGTAAGTACAACCTACAAAAACACCAATTACACCCGTAACAGCAGTTGTAGTAGTGCCTGCTTCTTTAGCTATAGTACCATCGGCTAATCGAGTTACGATATCACCGTTAAATATATTGGTATTATAACCTGAAGCAATCTTCATCTGCCTTGTAGAGCCAGCATATACTTGGCCACCAATTAAATTAACTGGGACTAAGCCATATGGAGCTGCAACAGTTGGATAAGCCATAATAAACTCCTAAAATCAAAATTTAACCGTTACCACGAGAAACAGTCGAACGTTTGTCACTAAAGAGCGGCATACGAGGATTGTTTTCTCGCAAGAAATTATTATCTACCGCCTGCATTTGCTGTTTGTTTTGATTAGCATAATACTCATTTCTACTCTCAGCAGTTTCAGTTGGTATTTTACAAAGCATCAATCCGCCAGATTCGATGTTTCCATCTTTATTACCAGTAAATCCATACTGAGTAACAATCTCTGGATGATCTTCCGCTTTGACAGGTATCCATCCTTCACGCAGTTTAATAGATGCATTTCTGTCATCTCTCTGCCCCAATAAAGAAGTCCTTATCCAACGGAACCTAAATCCGTCTTCAGGGTTTGGGTCAGGTAACTGTTGTGGAGGTACCCAGTTTTTCGCTCTTTGTGTTTTCTCTCGTGTTTTTAAGTTCCTGTTAGTGCGACTTTTATCTTGTGTCATTTGCATCTCCTTTATCTATTAAGTTGTGCTACTTGTTTTGCATACTCCTCGAGTGGTACACCCAATCGCTTAGCCATACTTACCTGAGTAGCTGTTAACGTAATCTTCTTAGAAGATGGATTTCGCTTAACAGGAGCAACCACGTTGCTCGGCGCAATTTTGGTTTTAGGCTTTTCTTCCACTGTCTCTTGAGTATCTGTATCAGAATCCTCAAATTTGTCAGGAAAGACTTCCCGCAACCTTTTGTCTATCTTTTCATAGTATTCATCACTATCTACTGGTACACCGTCAGAAATCAACTTTCTATGATTTACTACAGCAAAAGCAGACATTTCTTCGTCATTTCCAAACCATGTGTTCCGCTTAAACCATGCTTTAGCCTTCTCAGAAGGCTCCGGAATTGACTGAGAATTACTTTGATTATATACATTTTCAGACTTTTGTAAAGTATCTTGTTGTTTTTCTTCATACTTATACTGAGGTTTGTAGCTGGACCACTGCCTTTTTGACAACGTAGCATCAGCAATTTCTTGCTGTGCTTTAGCCATCGCTGAAGCGTCACCATCCTCGTAAGCCTTAACATACTTAGCATGCGCAGCTTCTAATGCTCTATCTGCGTTGCTAGTTCCCTCTTTAATAAGACTATCCTCACCGGTAGAAAGACTCTTTTTTAACCTTTCGTTTTCTTTGCGTACAGCTTCAGCATAACGAACAGCTTCTTGCATCTCTCTATCTTTAGTCTCTTTAGCCCTCCTTTCATCATGATATTCACGTTTTAATTTATTAATACGTTTTTGAACATCTTCACTATATTTATCTAACTCTTCATCATTGTCAGACTTTTTAGCTTTTGCAGGCTTTTCTTTTTTATCTTTATCTTTTTCAAGAACCGCCCTATCTTCAGCCGGCATATCATCTTCTATTTCAAACTCTACCTCTTGAGATTCAACCTGCTCTTCTTGTTTAGCTTCAATTTTTTCCTCTGTAGCCATACCGCCTCCTATACTCTACCAAATCCACGAGGATCTGCTACTACTCCCTCTACGGAATCATCATTAATCATACGAAACTCCTCACCATCTATTGACATACGAGTCCCAGAATAGGATCGCATAACAACAAAATCACCTTGTTTACACCAAGCACCCGTCGGAAATTTCTCCTTATCTGTATATGCATCAGGGCCAACTTCTAGAACAAACCCAACATTAGCTGCTGTGGCTTCTCTATCTACGGTACTTTGGGCTTTAATAATTCCTCCAGAAGTTTTTTCTTCTATCTTTGGTAGTGCTACTAACACTTTATATCCTGAAGGTTTCGGTAGGCGAAGGGATTTATCCTTCAACTCTTCCACACGGGCAAGAGTCTTCTCAACACTTATATCTGTCATTCAAATGTCCTCTGTTTTATTTGCAGCATCAACTAAATCAAGAAAGGCCCTTTCCGCTATTGCTAGCCCCTCTATCACTCCCACAAGATGCCGATATTGTGGAAAATCCTGTGCGCCGCCTGTCGAAACAGTGTCAGCGTAGTCATTCATTATTTTTCTTAAATCTGTTTTATATTGATCTTCTATTGTTGCCATCATCCCTCCTATTTAAATTATTGTCCTGGCATACCACCGTCTGCGTCTTTAGCTAACTCCATACCTATCTTAACACCCTCGACCTTTTGTTTGGCGGTAAGCTCCTTATCAGAAGTGGCTAGTTGAGCGCCAATTTTAGCACCTTCAATACTCTTCTTAGCCTCTATTTCTTCGTTTCTTAATGCAGAATCAACGAAGTCTTTTTGTGCTTTTTGTTGCATCTCAGCTTGTTTGATCATAACGTCTTGCTGTAGTTTCATTTGTTTTAGCTGTAGCTCAGCCTGTTTAATTGCAAGCTCTTGTTGTTGCATTTGAATAAGTGGATCTTGTGCTTGTTGCTGAGCAACTTCACCAGCAGATTGTTGCTGGACCTGAGCAGAGGCTTTTGCCATTAACTGAGATAATTGTACTTCCATATCTTCTGGCATCTTCGCATCTGGTGCAGGTAAGTCTGCTCCCATTTGTTTTTCTATCTCAACTCTATACTGCATAGCCACGTGTTCACCAATATGGGCCATTGCAGCCGCTTGTATGGTTCTAGCCATAGGATTTTGACCTATTAGTTGTGCTATTTGTGGGTTTTGTAGAGCTGTCATATGCGCCTCAATATGCGCTTTATGATCCTGATAAAGGAATGCTTTAACAGGTTTACTTGTCATTATTGCCATATTCTCAGAGATTGGGTCTCTTGGTTCCATATCATCTGATGTAGGCACAAGTTTTTGTGCGTCTTTAATACCTAATGTTTGTAACATCTGCTGATGTAACTTAGGTAAGTCATATAATTGTGGAGCTTGTTGTGCTAACTGTAGCGCAGCCTGATATTGAACCACACGCATTGACATAGTTGAAGCATTGGGGTCACTAACTGGAATAACCTCAATTTCACTATAGTCTTGTCGTTTGATTGCTTCATCATCTGCGTCATATTCATACTCCTCTGATGTGTGATCTGCGATTATATTTTTTAAGAGTTTAAACTCCATCTTCATGGTGTTATGCATACGAGCTTGCACAGCACTCATAACTTTTAACATTCTCTCTAGTATTGCAAGAGTCGTCCCTACAGGTGCCTCACTATTTATATCTACTGATTTAAAATCAGAAATAGCCGCCATACTTCTTCCTTGGTCGACTATATTTTGGAACAATGCCAAAAGAGTTTGTGATGGCTCCTTGTACGGGAGAAAGGTGATATTATCAAGGATTTTTCCACCTGGCACGTCTACGTCCCTAAACTCTCCTGGCATTATTGGGGTATCGTCACCTTTAATGCGAAGACCTCTAGTCTTTAAACCACCTGGCAGATTATTTAAAGTTCCTGCATCAACTAACTGTCGAAGTAAAGAAGTG